ATTATAGTGCCTCCATCATCACGTTGAACATGTGGCCGCTGTTGTATAGCGGCTTATCGTTGCTAATCATTTCTGTCTGCTGCACGACACGCAATTGGTTAATTGTCGTAATCACCCAACTCGCATCGCCCACGATAGGGCCGCCGTCTTGCTTGCCCTGATTATTCAGCAGCGCCCCGATTCTGTCGGCACCCGCCAGCGCCTCTGCCATTTCTAGTGATACGCATTTGACGACAAGCGAGAAGTCAGCATCGCCCCGTTTCAAGTCGTTGCGCTCACCGCCAGCCGATACGAAGAACACGACATAAGGCCGGACAATCTGTGCAGGCACCAGCTCAGGATAGACGCGATTCTGCCAAAGTGGATCACCCCCCAGGCCGTTGTATATGCTTGTGTATAGCGTACTTAGTGCGCCCATCAGTCCAGCCTTAGATTGCGGCGTGCATCGTCGTCTATCTTGCCTTGCCAGTCATCAAACACAGGCCCCACAAACGGGCGCGGCGCCATGCGCTCGGTTCCGAATTCCAGATGGTACCCGTACTCCACGCCGTCGTGTATTTCATAGCGTAGTTGTGCCAGACGACGAAGGCCCATAGACGCCCGTAAAGCGCCCGTATCAACGTTTGGCGGGTAGCCGGGCTGTGATGCTACGTGCGTAGTATTTCCGCGCGTGTATGAGCGTCCTGGCGGCGATGTATTGAATGACAGCACAATATCACTCAGCATCTCGTTACCCACGCCGCGCAGCCATTGGTCAACGATACGCGGCTCTTCTCGTATCAGGCGCTGCATTCTGCGCGTGTCGATTTTCAGGCTGATGTTGTTGGCCATCTCAGCGCTCCCGCGTTGCGATAACGTGCACGTCTGTTTCATCCTGCCGGGCGTCTGTTAGTCCCACGACGTTATACACGCGGCTGCCAATGATGACCCGATAGTCCACATCCACCGCTGTGCCAGCCGGAAAGATGATACGGTATCGGTCAAGCATCAATTCCTGATTACCGCTGCTTTGCATATCGCCACGAAAGCTACTGCCCGCTGTGATGACACGACACGCCACGCCGGATGCGACCGTCTCGAAGTCGTGAATCTGCTCACCAAACGCGCCGCGATCCTCAGTCTGCCGTTGGATGCTGGCCGTCTGTGTTAGCCACCGATTGGTCGTCTTGCGTAGCTGTTTCAGGATGTTAGATGGCAGCATCGTTATCCTCAGTGTAGTCCGGCTCCTGGAATTCGCGACTGTCTGCCCTGTAGGTGTGTGTTACCGTGGCCACAATCTGTTTCAAGCCGAATTCCCGCCGCTTGTCTGCCAGCAGCGCCCGCCAGCTCTCAATCGTGCCTTTCGTGTTTACTGACAACCAATCGGCACTGAAGTCGGGCGTGCGGGACAGCATGGTGATGTACTGTTCTATCAGGCTGATGACAGCACGCTGCCAACTGCCATCCTGCAAGGTGATGGCATATTGAATGTCCTCATCAGTCCAGATGGCCTCAGCCTCTACCGTGTCTGCCAGATGATAGCGTACCCGCGTGATGTCAGTCGGTGCCGTCGTGTTGTAAGTAAACGCCATGTTAGCCCTCGTTTACCAGAATGGTAATCTGTGCGCTGCCCGCGTTCGACTGTGCTATGCTGGCCGTGATGTAACTGTCGGTCACGAATGGGCAGGTGTGCTTATTAATTGCGCTACCCGTCGGGTCGTGGATTTCCGGATGCGGATAATACCAGCCATCAGCGTTTTCGTTGGTGAGCGTCAGAATCGCCTGGCCAAAGCCGTCGACGATGGTCGTATCAGCAGTGGCCGCCTGGCTTGTAAAGTCCACTTTGATAGCGGCAATCACGCCATTCACCGGGCGTGTTGTGGTGCCGCTGCCCGTAGCGCTTCCAGCCGTGCCAGTGGTGGTAATGTCGATAACGTAAGTGCGAATCATCACAGCACCGCCTAAGCAGCGAAGGTGATGGCACTTGAAACGACAAGCTCACCGCTCGGCATGACCAGTACCAGATAGTAAGTGGCCGCGCCGCTCGCATCGCCAATGGTGATGTCAATGTCGCCGTCAGCTTCGCTAACCAGCACGCCCGCGCTGTTGCTAATGTGCTCCAGCATCAGGCCGTCAGTCGCAATCGCCAGGCTTGTCGTAGCCGCCACCAGCGTATCGCCATTGGCATTGTCGCTCAGGTAGAACTGCACAGCGCTGCGGGTGGCCATTTCGTCACCAGCACCGTCGAGAAGCTGAATTGTCACATCAATCTCGTTGCCAGCCTCAGTGCCGATGCTGAAAGTAGCGCCGGACGGGGCAGTGAATCCGCTGACTGATACGCCATTCGGGAAGTAAGTCAGGCCCATGTTATTTGTCCTTTCATCACCGCCAGAAACGCCATATCAGGCGATTTCAGCGGATTCTAGGGTATACAGGTATGAATAGACAGCAGGGCGGCATAAACCGCCCTACGGCCTTATTACGGGTGTTAGCTGACGTTGTGGCCGTACACCCAGCGCCAGTCGTCCCAGCCGTAGCTGTAACGCATGTACGCCTCATAAACGGCCTCGGTCGCGGTCTGGTCCTGGACGGTGATTTCCAGCGGGGTGCGCTCGTACCACTTAAGACTCTCGCGCATCCACACGGTGTCCATCATGAACCAGTTGTTACTGTCGGTCAGGTAGTGCCACGGGATAACCGTGAAACGGCCAGCCTGCGGGTTGATGGCGTTGTTCGCACTGCCGGGATCCTGGAGGCTGTTGACGATTTCCAGCGCGGTGTCCTCAAGTTCCGGCGGAACCATCAGCGCGTTGGGCATCATGCCCAGGATGTTGCCAGCGTCGTCTTCAGTGGCCATCATGGCCTGACGGGTCAGGCTGACGTTGGCCTTAGTGAGTGCCGATGTGCCAGCGTTCACAAGGTTGCCCGTCTTGTTCGGGTTGCGCGGGTGGGTCGTGCTGCACAGCGGCTTCGCATCGGCACCGAGGTATGACGAGCTGAACGCATTGTTGAACACGCTGGCGGCGTCAATTTCCATCTTCTGAGTGGCGCTGATGCCCAGCTTGCGGGCGCGTTCGCCAGCCACAATGCCGTACTGGTCATCATCAATGAGCTTGCGCTCAACTTCGAAGGTGACGACGTACTCGTTGTGGGTATAGGTGGCGGTGTAACCCTTATCGAAGTCGACACGGCCCTTGACGCCACTGGCTTCGTAGCCATCCCACGCATCAGGCGAAATGCCGCCGTAGCCAACATTACGCTCGTCGTTGCGGGTGCTGGTCTGGATGTTGAAAATCTGCGGGCGCAGTTCCGGGCGCAGCATGCGGCCAATGTCATAGAAGTTGTAAATCGTCGGGAGCAGAAGTTCTGCCCAGTTACTTGAACGCATAGGCATGGTCAGTCAGCTCCTTAGTTGTCAGCGTGCTCGCCATGGGTAATCATGACAAGCGTCTCTTCGTCGGCGGTTGATGGGGCATAGACGGTCACGTCAGCGTTGCTGCTGGTGGTGACGGTCATGGCGCCGGTGGTGCCGCTGATGTCCAGCGTGGCACCCTTAACGCGGGCGTTCGCATCGTACACGCCATAGATGGCATCAGCGTCCACAATCACCTCATAGGTGGTGGTGCTGTCGGTGCCAGCGGCGGTATTCAGGACAATGCCGAGGATGGTGCTATCATCGGTGGCGGCAAGGTCAATCTCACCGCTCTCCAGGGTCACCAGGTCGCCCTTGGTCAGGGTTTCGGTGTCCTTAATCGTCAGGGTCTGGATAGTGGGCGGCATCTTGGAAACGCGCCCACGAAAGCGGAAACCCGCACTCGTATCGACTGCCATTGTGTATCTCCTAATCGGTTGTTGGTTGTTTGCGATTAGGCGTCAAGCCTGGCCGGATGGCCCTTAATCGGTGGCGTCTTACCACTTAACCTTATCAGCCCAGTACGCGGCGCTCATTTTGCCCTTTTTGATGTTCTCTGCATGACGGGCTTTGAACGCGGCGCGCTTGGCCTTGTCCGCTTCGCTTTCGCCTTTGCGTGGCGGCTTGGTATCGGCGCCCTGCTGGCCAAAACGAATCAGCTTAAACTGCCCTTTGTCCTCTGCCATCACAACATGTGATTTCGTCGGATGCTTGGGCGTGCGCTTGGGCTTATTGACACCCTCAAGCCCCTCGCGCTCCATGATGGTTTTAACGCGCTGTGGAATCGGCATGTCGTCAGCTCCTATCTGCCAAAAATGCGCTCTTTGTACTTGGCATAGTCCTCAAGACTCATGCCCGTGGCGCGTGCCACCTGTTTCTCTTCATCGGTCAGCGTCACCGCGCTGCTACCACCCGTTGCGCCGCCGTCAAGGCGTGGTGCCACAGGTTTTGTCAGTCGGCTGATGTTGGCATCAAGCCAGGACGCCAGTTTCTCAGGCGCATAGTCGGTTGGTACCAGCGCCCGCATGTCTTCGGGAATCTGTTCCATGCGATGCTTGTTGCTATCACGCAGCATCGTTTCCAGGGCCTCGGCACGGTCACGGTAGGGCTGCAAATCGTTGAGCTCTTTCGCCCGTGATTCGGCCAGTTCCTTCCACTGGCCCTGTTCTGCCAGGCGCTGCTGTTCGCGCTGTCGGGCTTCCTCTTCGTGCTTCTTGAGTGCTACCCGCCGGGCTGCGGCTTCATCGCGTAAACCGC